TAATAAACTGCGCTAAGTGAGAGCAAAATAGAACCAAGATGGTTCCAAACCGAAGTATTGCTATGTCCTGATGGTTCATACGGTGAATTGAACAACAACCTCAGAAAAGCTTCTGAGGTAGGACTAGCAATATCTATTGGCAAACAAGCTAACTTAAGCAAGCCTAAAGCGAGCTCTGGGCTAAAGTTAGACTGTAACAACGACATACCAAAGAATACTGCGGCATCCTGCCCAGCATCATTTGATGACACATCATTATTACTCATGATTGCTCTTCCACGTACATTCCCTGCCATGCACGAGTCATCGGAGTGGATTGCCACAAACAGGTAGTCTTGTAAGAACCTCGCATCTGCACATTTTTGTGCCACGTGGTCTAACTCATCACTAGATGGATTTGGCTGTGCGTAAACAAATATCTCGATCATAACTTCCTCAATTTTAAACATGTGAGTGCCATGAAGGCCCAATTTCACATGCATAGGGACCAAGGGTGCATAAGCACTCTCAGTGTCCAAATTGACGAATAATCGACATGGTTTACCACATTTGCCAATCTCATCCTTGATGCAGACTGCCATACTTTTCAGCGCAGAATACTCTTCATAGTGGTAATGACGACCATCTACGAATTGCTCACGCTGCTTTGCTTTAGCATTTGGAATTTTAGCCCATGCCTCACGTCCATAAAACGGAGAATGTTCATACCATGTTGCTAAAGCAGCATATTTTGATGCATGGAGCCACGTCTTAGCGGAGTCCATCACACGTGCCACATAGGAAGGGCAAACAACAGTCTGTAAATAACGGAAACTGTCTTTTATGAAAGCATCAAAACCCGGTAAAATTGGAGAACAGTTTTCTAAACGTACTGTTCGTTTCCCAATACACATGTCTAACAACAAACGATGATGAGCATCAGATGGATTTGCAAACCACTGAGCCATGCGTATAGAATTCATTCTAAGCTGATACTCCACAGCTTCCGAAATCCTACACCCTATCAATCGTTTGCACCCATGATCCAAATTTTCATTGCATCTTGTGTGCTTGTTAAACGGTTGTAATCCTAAACCGTCGAATGAGAAGAATTTTGTGATTTTAAATCTTTTGGGTACTTTTGTGTCTTCCCCAAAACGAAAACGTCCATCTTCGACGTTTACTCCCCGATTTATTAAAATCTCGAAATCTCCCCTAGGCTCCCATGACATCAAATCCAACTCACTAGTTGTTATTGACTCTTCGGTCCAAGCACAAAACTTTTTATCAACAACCATATGGTTTTGATCAATCCATGCCTCATTATGAAGGGCATGTTGAGTTTCATGATGACCTAATTCATCAAAATTAAGCGATATAAACCGCCTAGTATTTGTGTCATGCGCGCAAATCGAACGCTTAAACAGATAGTGCTTATATGCCTCTAATGTTGATTCAATAACAGGATGATTTGGGTGGATACCATCGACCAAATATGCTGTATTGCTTGCAACTGACAAGGCTGAAGACACTATAAAATCAGTTATTTTACCGGCCTTAATTTGTTTAATTAAAGTAACAAATAGGGGTTTGTAAACCAAATAACTGACTGGGGGGTTGTTCACCAAGCGCTTATTAATATCGCTATAGGTGAACCCATCACTATTGTACAAAGTACAGGCGGAAGACGTCACATAGTTCACGCGGTTTTTCGAGTCATCATCTGATAAGATGAACCACCCGACTCCGCAACTCTGCACTTTCAGCTTATAGCCCCAAGGGCTAACGTCCCCA